TCAACCAGGTAGCTCAGGTCTGTAGTCTTTCCAGTGCCTGCTCTACCTGTTATATACATATCCCAAGCTCGAGGGTCCTCGAGGAATTGTTTGAATGTATTGAGCATTAGTTTATCCTTTTGTAAGCCAACAAGCGAGGCAGACTCTTTTGCCATTAAGGCGAATAGGTCTCTCTTTCATATTCAATCTGCTACCACAATAAAAGCACTCTTTATCACCAAAAAGAATAAGGTACAATAAAAGTATCAAGGGTGCTAGTAGTATTAGTAATACAAAGCCCATAGTTTACTCCTCCGCTGTGAACGGGTTGCTGTTGAATATCTTGAATGTGCCATTATGGGACTCTATGCCCATACCACGCATTGCTTTGTTTAAGCTACGCATGTCACCTTGCATCTCTGTCATTGCCATATAGAGTGGTTCTAGGTTGTCCTCAGTCAGATGCTCATTCTTAAATGCATTAAGTGTTGTAGGTGCATCATAGTCAATACATAGTTCTTTAAAGTAGTCGAACATGCCTTTAGATAATGCGTAAGCTATACGTTGTGACGCGAACATACTGTCGGCTATGAGGCTTAGTTTACTCTCAGACTCTGGTGGTACCATATACTCCTGGGGTGCAAGCATCTCAACCTCTGTAGCTAAGTAATAACAGAAGTCTTTAATCTCTGCCATTATCTGATTATGTATAACCGTTATGCCGCCCTGGTTAATAACCCAATCAGCTTTAGCTAATACATTAGGTGTTGGTAGAAACGCAATCCTACGGTCACCATCCTCTAGCATTAACGGGTTCTTGTTAGCTGTCATAATGAATGTAGCATTATGCTTATACGAGAAGCCGTCTGTACGCATCTGGCGTATCATAACCTGTTGTTTACCAGTGTAAGTCTTTAGCTTACCAAGAGCTTCTTCTTTGTCTGATATACGCGTTAGCTGGTTACCGTACTCATCGAGCTGTACAAAGTAGGTGTCTAGCAACCAGGCATTATATACCTCTAAGAACTCTTTAGTTGTAGGGCGTGCTACGTGACCCATGATAGTCTCTAGTATCTGCACATAGGTGTCTTTACCAGAACCGTGAGCTCCTAGGAAATATAGAATAACAGGGCTATACTCAAAGTTAGTTAGCTTACGCTTTGTAAAGCCCAGCAGGTAGTTACGCATTGACTCTTCAGGAACTAAAGTCTCAAAGTACTTTAGTGTTGTTGTCGGGCGCTTATAATATTCTTTATAGTCTGAGGGATTGTTAAGCACCATCAACTCAGGCGTATGTTTGAATGTATTTAAGGTTTTAGCAATATTGTCATCGTCGAAACTAAAGCCAAAAGGGAGACTAGGTTGAGCCACAACATTAAGGATAGGAAGGTTTCTTTTAAGTTCTGCTTTCTTTGGCACATTAAGGGCAGTTGCTTCAATGTAGCTCTGTAACTCAGTATCACGGCCAAATTGCTTAACGTGTTCATTGACAACATCAACACAATAGTAAAAGTTACGGTTATCATCAAAGCCTAGTTCTATATTAGACTGTCTTTTAGTTTGTAACACTAGACGATGTTGCTTCCAGTCTTCATTATATTGCCAGATTACTTTACCGTTAATCTTAGCAGTGTTATTAAGCATAGGGTCTAGTATAGTATGCTCAAACTTATCGTCTTCCATAGGTTGTGGCCACAGAGCGTTTATCAAGTTCATTGCCTGGACGTATAGGTCTAGTGAGATACTACTATCAGCACCAAGTATAGCCGATACTTTTGACAGATACTCAGAGCCTCTACCATCAGGTATATTCTCTGGATGCAAGTGACCTTTCTTGATATATTGTTCTTCTTTGCGAAAGTCACGTGGTGTTATAATGCGGAACAAACCAGGCATATAATCTTTAGCACCAACAAACTGCTCTACTAACGGAGCTAAACAACTAGACTTGTCAATGCTTTGTACAGGTCCTGCTGTGTCAGAAGGTTGGTTCTTAGCTAAGTGTAACTGTTGCAACATTAGCTTAGTTGTTGCGGGCATTACTTTAAGCTCGGGCAACTCTACCATTAGCTCTTTGGTCTTGTTAGCTTCCGTAGGCAAGTAAACAAAGCCATTGTTTGCATACACGTCTAATGCGATGTTATTATCGGCTAACGAGAAGCTTGTTGGCAAGTCTTCATCAAATGCATATATTAATGTGCCTGCAGGATAACCTTTACCTTTGGACAAGAACACAAAAGGATAGTCAGGGTCTAGTGCTCTGAACATGTTCCAAGTGTTCTCGTTGTCACAATCTATAGCGATGATGCCAGAGCACTCGCCAGTTATCGTGCCACCTAATTTAGCTTTAACGGTGTTTTTATTTTCCTGATAGTGTTGTCTCCAACCTTGTTCAAATTTTGGTATTGTCTTAACGCCACCCTCGCCACGTTCTAATTTACCCTTGAGTGGGACTGTGTGCCATCCTAAAGCTGTGAAAGGAGCTATTGTTTGCATTTGTGCCATTCTCCTCTAGTTGGGAAGTGTCCTTCAAACGTGTATGTATCCGGTTGTTCTTGAGCTAACATACTATCCTGGTCAAGCCACTCAGGAAATAAATTAAGCCTAAGCATTAAGTGATAGTCATCATCAAGCTTACTATCCGCCTCGTATAACCATTTTAATAACTTCGCTACTGCAGGTCTACTCATTTCTAAATCCATCTGCCGCATAGCAACTGCTAGAGGTATACCAGCTAGCACTTTCACCTCTAATGTTGACAGTGCTTTAGATGAGAGTAGTTTTCTAGGTCTCATTACACTTCTCCTCAAAATATTATTTAATATATTATATATTGAAAATTTTATTTTGTAAACAATCAATTTCGTAGACTAGGCTAGTATACTCTTCATATACATGAGTACGTGTTATAGTAATGCTTATACCTAGCTCATCTGCTATAGCTTGCAAGTGTTTTTGAGGTAGTGTAGTACTGTTTACAACCTCGGTTCCTTCTGTAAGCACGTGCCTTACTCGTTTCTCTGCCAACACATTGCGTTGTGCTTTAGCTGTGCCAAGATAGCTCATCGTTTAGCACTCCTATCACCATCATGCTTAGGGTCAAACCGACCTAATACATAGTCAGGTCGACGCTGATCAGGTTGAGGACATGCTGCTATAATGCGCCATCCTTCGTTTAGCGCTTCCTGCAGGACATCTGTGCAAGAGTCTTCTAATAACTTCATGTCATTATACATTGATAGTGCTTGACCAGGCATGTGTACTTCACACTTGGTATTGTAGCTAGATGGTGCAGGAACTTGTAGCGTAATATTCTTTTCCGCGATTTCTGCTAAGTGTTCAGCTATATTAACTTTAGTCGTAATGGCTTTAACATCACCCAATTCAATCTGTAGTACCATTAGCTCTGCTAAGCGCGCTTGGTCAATAATAATGTTCCTTGCTTCTTCTATGTAGTTATGAGAGTGGTCGCCTTCTTCCCATGCTTTGGGAGTGAACCCAGCCTTGACAAAAACTTTTTGTTTCTCGAGAAACATCGCTTGGTCAGAACCCCACGAATAATAATCTCTAAGCTCTGCTGTGTATAATGTTACGTCAATCATTTTAGTTTCCTATGGATTGCTGCTCTAGAGATATTGTATTTATCTGCTAGATATGTTATTGTTTTGTCAGGGTACTGAGCTAATAGTTCTTCCCATTGCTGGTTTGTCAAAGTATTTTGCTTTTTACGAGTGCCCTGGTTACTAGCTAACTGTGTTACTCTACTGCGGGAGACACCTACAAATGCGGCTATCTCCTCATGTGTAAATTCTTTAGCTGCTAGTAAGCGCTTAACCTGCTGCTCAATCATCTTCTAGCTCCTCAGCACATGTCTCACAGCAAGACTCTGTACGCATGTCTTCAAGCTCCCGGAACTCTAAGCAGTACTCGCATTGACTTAAAAGCTCCTCATAGAAAGGGCTCATTGGGTGATTGTCAAAGTCACGGATGTTATCCGGATAATTACTCATAATTCTCTACCTTTTATAGTTAAATAACCCATAGGAGAGCTAAAACAGCACCCCAACATATAAAGCATACAAACACAAACGCCTTTTCTACTTTCGACATAATAACCTCTTTAACATACTGTGTAGACGCCACAGTTTTCCATCAGGTACGCGGGTACTGTTCTTTTACCGTCGTGGCTTGCCTTTAGATCTTCTAACTCTAGGAAAGCAACTACCCGCCCAAAATCACCAAATGTGCAATCTCTTGTGGCCTCTCGCTCACTAATTACACACGCATTGGCATTACCAATACAAACTAATTTTGCATTATTTATTCTTGCGTATTCTCTTGTAGTAAAATTCATTTCTTCTAAGTTATCCATTATAGTACTTGTCATGTTAGTTGAGGGTTGAAAGAAAGGCCACCGAAGTGACCTAACTTTGGGCAGCAATAGTTATGCAGCTAGCAAGTCTTCAAGGCTGTCGTAGCCTGTGAAGTCGTGTTCTGCAACAGTAGTACGGGCTTCTTCAAGCTCTTCAATGTGAGTTGTGATATCTTCAGGGTTAATGTCACCTGCAGCAACTTCTTCAAGTAAAGACTCTTTAGCTTTCTTGAATACTGCTTGTTGCTTAGTCCATGCACTAACAGCTGCTTTACACATTGGGTTATAACCTGATGCAGCGCTAGCTTTCTGGCCGAACTCAACGTCTTCAACGCGGAACCATTGACCAAAGTAAGAACAACGGATTGCTTCAACAACACCATCTTCATTACGGTGGAAACTAGTAGCGTGTGAACCACCACCACCTGTTTTAGCACATGTTAATGCAACAGCATCATCATATAATTCTTGGGTTAAAGTATCGCCGATATTAGCAGCTAATAAAGACATGATAGGTTGGAACGCTTTTTTAATCGTGGCCATTTTAGTGGACTCCAGTTTGTGATAGCAGTATTGCTATTTGTTAATTAATTTGAACTATATAATTATATAACTAATATATAATAATGTATAATAACGTTTTGTTCTAAGGATATAATTTTTAGATATATAACATTATCGAGGCGACTATAACTATAATAGTCCACCTTACGTGGTGTCTAGTCATCTTTAACCCTCCGAGCTAAGTTAGCTAATACTAAAGCAGCACTCTCAAAGTCCTTCTCGGTATATAGCGGCTTATTACCTTCTTGAACCTTGTTCATGTTCTCTGCTTCCATACCTTTAACGCGTGTTGCTATAACTTGCGCTTGTAAGTATACCTTTAAGTTACCTGAGTTCATCTAGTCTCTCCTGTAGTGATGTAAATGCTGCGTATGGGTGTTGTGAGGTTATAAGCAGCTGTAAGTATTGCTTGCCTATATGTGACTGTTTAAGTACTAGTCTCCTAGCAGTCTTGCGTATGATACCATCTTTATTTTTATGGTGGTGGTAGTGTACTGCTATAGCTAAGGTGAGCATAGTATCCAAGAAAGCGGGCACGTAGTTAGTGGTCATCTTAGCTCTCCTGTTAAACGTGTGTAATGTTGTCGCCATGTTGCGATATTGTTTGTTGTCTCATATACCTCAGTACCATTATGCATACGGACTTTGAAACGTGCTTTATCGCGTGGAGCTATCCAATAGTACTTACCAAGACTGCACAAGTACTCAGCAGCTTGAGATGCTTGCACCCCTGAGCGAGGGTGCTGTAAGCGAATGCCGTTCATCTAAACTCTCCTACGCAGTATGCTATAATAAAGAAGCATGTTGCTGTTATAAGTGTCACACCCGTAAATGGTGCAAGTATCAGTGATATTATACCTAAGAATGTAAACATTAGCCTCTCCTATTGTACACAACTAAAGCTTCACGTAAAGACTCGACATCACCTTGCATCTCTGTCATTGCCATACATAAGGGCTCTAAGGTGTCTTCTGTTAAATCATCAGTTTGCAGCGCGGCTAATGTTGTCGGTGCGTCATAATCCTGACATGCAAACATAAGTGTGCATTTTTGGTGGTTAACAAGTGCATAACGTAACCAAGACATTGGTGGCATAAATATAGGTTCTTCTGGGTCAAGCCTATGGAGCTCTTTTATAATCTCTTTAGGTAAAACTACGTCGTGATGCACTACTAATGTCTTAAGGGCAACAGCATGATGTGGTGACTCTTCTAGTGCTGCAAGTACGTCATACTTTACGTTCTCCCACACTAGCGGTCTACGTGACGGTAACTCTTTAAGTAATGCTTTCATTATTTTCTCCAGTGTTGTGGTGGTGTGTTCTTAGCTATACGTACGTTCTGTGCATTCGTGTTATACTGCGAAGCTAATATAACTGCGTTAATGTTCTGATGGTGGTCGTATATCTCTACTTTCTGAGCAACAGATAGTGGGCCATACTCTCTATTAGCTGTGCAAGGGTCGACAATTATTTCTTGCTTTTCACGTGCGGGACGACGGTGGACGCCTTTCTTAGCTAACCTCGTGTTCTGTGCGTTTGTGTTATAAACTAAAGCAAGATACGCTGTTGAGCACTCATAGTGGTACTTATATATCTCTTCTTTCTGCTCGAATGTAAGTGGACCATAAGCAGAGTTTGCTGTAACTAAGTCTAGCTCTAGGTTCCCCTCCAACGTATTGCCTGTTGCTTTAATGTATAAAGCTGTGGGATTCATCTTATAAAATTGAGCGACGCGATAGTATACTTTGTTCGTCAGTGGGTAGTCTTTAGCCTTAAGCCACATAAGTGTCTCTTCAAAGGGCCAATCTTTGTTAGGTGTACGGTCTAAATTCATTTGCTATCTCCTAATTTATGATGCAAAATAATAATAACACAGAATGATGAGCCTTGTACAATTTAAAATAAATCCTAGATAAATCAATAAGTTATGGTTAATGTACTTAAATAATGATATGTTAAATTCATAAAAATGCATAAAAATCAATAGCTTATAAATATCATCAATAATAGAATACAAAATAAATTATTAGGTAAGCATAAATACGTATGTATGTATACTACTGTATATATATACAGTAGTTATATTTTAATCGTTAAGTTTAAATATAAATATATATATTATAAATGATGATAACAAGTATAAGTAAAGAAAGACCTTACTATATAAGTAGAGGCCTCCTCGATACTTTAGTTCACGCCACTTCTTTTAGCTTCTTTATAAGTGCCTTCTCTTTTAGATAAGTGAGGTGTTCGCTTGGACTATCTTTAATAGTACGTCCACAGTTCTCATACACATCAGTAGAGAACTCTAGAGCATCTATAAGTATGTTTAGCTCGTGCGGTGCTATAAACATTATAATTCCTCCAATGCTATAAATGCAAGGTTTAGTTCCTCTTGAGCATTTGTGTGCTCTTCAGAACCTTCAAGGCTATCATCTAAAGTGCATTCAAGGTCGCTAATTCGCTCGCCTATCAATGCACATAAGTATACTTTAGTTTCATCACTAATAGTAGGTTCATTATAAATTTCCATAAGTATTTCCTTAATTAGTTAATATTCTTAAAATATAGTTGACATACTATTTATTCGCTCAAAGGTATAATTTTAGTTCTCTCAACTTCAATCTTGTCTTGTTCTTCTTGTAAGTTCTCTATAAGTAACTCACCAAGACCTATTTTAGTTAAAAGCTCTTCTTTAGCCTTCTTCGCTGCTCTTTGTTGTTTTGTCCAATTACTTACGCCCTCTTTGCACATGGTATTCAAGCCACTTGCAGTATTCTTTTTAGGCCCATAAGTAACTTCACTAACGTCTTCCCATTGTTTGTGATAGTAACAAAAAACGTGTGTAACTTCGCCATTGTCATCAACTTTAAATGTCTTGTCATTAGTTTTCTTTGAACACATACCTTTAAGTTCTTCTAAGATAGTAGAAACTTTCTTAGTTTTATTTTCTTCAAGGAATGCAACAATTGATACAAAATCTTTTTTAATAGTAGTCATAATATTTCTCTCTTTAAGTGTTAGTTGATTTCTTAGTATATACTATAAAAGTATATACTAAAAGCTTACTTTTCTAAATAAGACCATAAGCCTTCCACAAAACTCGCGCCCACAAATTTATCTATAATGTAAAATAGATCTTGTGTAGTGAGTGGTTGTAATTTGTCTAGCTCTAACTTAAAAAGCATAAAGCGTTCTAAATCATCTAGCTCATTGCCACAATCACTAATTTTGTGTAAAGTATCATATCTATTCATAATTATCTCTCTTAGTTGTTTAATATATACTAAGAAGTCAACTATACTTTAAGAATATTACTATTAATCTAATTGTTAAAGAAATCTATGTTCACTATCACATTCGCAGTGAACTTAAGTAAGAATGTTTGTTACTTAAGAATTAAATTAATTATAGTCTTTTTATTAAGAATGTGAAATAACGTTTTGTTCTAACTATCTTAGTTTTAATAACTAAATAGAATAAGCTTATTTATTAATATCTAGAGACAATATTATATTAATATATTAGTTAAACGTACTAAACGAGCGTTTTTAAAGACTTTTATATTAAAGATATATATTACTACTAAATATTAATTAAAGTCTTTAATATTGATTGTGTGGAGTTTTGAATAAATTGAGCTTGTTTTTTAATAGCTAAACGTTCTAAGTAAATGATGTACTTTAGTATTAATACTTGATAGATACGTTTTGCTCTTGATTATGTGCACACGTGTGACTATCACACTTAATTGACGATGTACAATACTTATTAGTTATATGCTTATATTAAAACGTTCTAAGAAAGTAGTGTACAAGTAGTGATCTTTGTGTTAGGTAAGTTGATTGTGGTGAATTGGTCTTACCTTTGAGGTCCTGGTCTTACCAGAAGAGGGGCTAGGGCCAGTCCAGGGCGGCTACTGTCAACGGGACGTTGAGTTTTCTACGTACCCCGTTTTCAGTAACTTAATAAATTTATATAAATGCTATGTAAGAATTACACTGCATGGCCCGAGTATCTGCTTTGTCTGCGAGGTACCGCAAGGTTTGATTCAACCTCCCCTTCAAATGCATTGACCGCAATCTGTCGGAGCACATCCGCACCATGAGAAAACTCATTGTGCAAGGGAGTCTTCTTCCACACTTGAAGTTTATCGTCCCACTCCTTACTATAGTTGTTCAGGCAGTCTATAATATACTCACATTTAGGGTCAATAACCATCATCGGTATCATACGCCTTACAGCTTGGAGACCTGCCTCGATACCAGTCTTAGCTAAGACCGTGATGTTTGCTGAAATACCCTCCTTATCAAAGTACTCCTGGAGCGCATCTTCTCTGCTTTTAGCTAACCCACCACGGCCCGCACTTCCGAGTTCACGTACTGCCATATCGTGCGGACAGTTGTAGGTAACAACATTGTAGCCTCGCCCTTCAATCACATCGACGTAGTGCTCGAGCCCGTAGCCATTATTCCAGTACTCATCAATAATACGCCACTCACCACGGTACCACTGATGGAATATAACCACGAAGTAGTCATCAACACCTAAATCAAGGGTAATCTCACAGTCAATATTCGGGTCATAAATGCCCGACCGCACACGCCCTTGCCTTACAACACTCTCATTAAACAGTCTACTATAGTATGAGCCATCGCGTGCTGCAGTAAACGCTTCCTCAGGTGTAGCAGGGTACTCCTGGAAGATATCACCCTGCAGTTCTCGCCGCTGTGCTATCCAGAAGTTACGCTGCTTGCGCGTTACGGTAATATTTAGCTTAGTTTCTAGGT